TCCGCGCACCGGCGCGACGCAAAGTCGCGACTTGACCGACTGGTAACGGAATTTGCCAATTGGATGACTACGGAGAGACAGCAACCGGAGCGAGGTTCTGACCGTGATCGCCTCGAGAAGGCGCTTGGACACGTCCGGGAGGCTGCGGCTGCACTAGAGCGATTGGGACCATCGGGTCGCCTAGCATTCAAGGCCATCGCACCGTTCGTTGCTCCAATGTTGGCGGCGCAATGGATGAGCTTCAGCTTTCCGGATGATGACTACGTCCCACAAAGATCCCCCTTGCCGAGCGAGGGGTGGCGACAACCGCTTCGGCCCTCCATGCGCTCCTCGGAATATTTCATTGAAGAACTCTCAAGCGAAGCACGCTTTCAATTTGTTTCTCATCGGGCGGTGCAGACTGCTGCCGCCGCGTTCAAGGCGATTGAGGCAGGATTCGTCGGAGTGCTGCAAGCGCTCGATCGTCAACGTGGATCAAAGGGGGGTCGAAAGCCGCTCACGTACCGCCACTACCTAATCATGAACCTCGCTGAAATGTGGGATGACATCGGAAAGCAAGTTTCAACGGGGCCAAATTCAGATTTCACGGCATTTTGTGAATCGGTTGCAGTATCAATCGGCTGGCCAGATGCAGGAATTGGCGCAGCAGTTCCAAAGGCGATTCGAGAGTGGCGTAACCTACCCCAATCAAAGCGGCGGTAAAGCAAACCCATTTTTCGGAAAATCTTCGAAACTCCCTGAGTAGGCCAGAATCATCCAGCCTAGTTGAAGGGAGACCCCCGATGATTGAGCCCGAACGTCGCTGCGATACCCGTCAGGCTGCGGCATTTTTGACGGAAATCGGATTTAGGACGGCGCCAACAACTCTCAACAAGCTTCGCTGTATTGGCGGTGGCCCAGAATTTGAATTGTTCGGGCGCCGTCCGCTATATCGTGAGCAATCACTCCTGGAATGGGTGCGGGCTCGCACTACGCCTCCTCGTCGTTCAACCTCCGATACGGCGTCGGAGGCACGATGAGATGGACCATTGTCCCTGCCTTCGCATCGACGGTCGAGTTTTTTACCGGCGTCAGGACCTTGACCACTACATAGCCGCCCACGTTTGCCCAGGCGAGCTTCGCGCCCAACTGTCGGGCCTATCCGTTGAGATCATTAAACGTCAACACAGCGACAAAATCACCGACCGAGGAATGCGTGTCCGGGACGCGTCGATGCTCGCACGACCACCGTACAGCCCGGGTTGCGCTGGCGCTGTCGTCCGCCCGCGACCGGCTGCTTCTAACAACAAAGTGGTGGACGCGAAACCGGCCAGGCGCTGGAGGACGCCTGACCGGCCCAAACTCACCACATCGCATCGCCCGCTGGAACGGGTGAAAGTGAAAGGTACTTTCAATGTCAGCAAATATGACAGCGAGCATCGCTGGTCAAGACTCGCCTTCCCTCGACGACCTCGCCAACCGAATTCGCGACGCACACACCGGCGTCGGTGCCGCGTTCTCCAGTGCGGTCGATCGCGCAATCGATGCGGGGCAGACGTTGTCTATTGCCAAGGGGCTCGTCCCGTACGGCCAATGGGGCAAATTCCTAAAACGCTGCGGCGTCGGTGAGCGTCAGGCGGAACGGTATATGCGGCTCGCTTGGCTAGTGGCGGCAAATCCGACTTGCAAGTCGGATTTGGCAGAGCGTTCGATCGAGCAGGCAATTAAATTATTGTCACCGCCCAAGCCTTCGAAGGAGACGCCAACACGCGGACAGCCGCCGGGGCGTAGCAAGCCCAATCGGCCGGATTTTACCGGGACGCACATCATCGCTGCGTGGATCGGCAGTTTGGCGGATGAGCGGACCCGAGCCCTTAACGCCATCGGGCTCAACCCAGTGCTGGCGGCGATGCCACCGGAATGGTGGCCGATAATCGAAAGTATTGTCGCTCACCGTCGCCCGCCTCAAGTGATCAGCGCCTCGGACACTACCTCAAATGATCTTGAAATTCCGACCTTCTTACGCCGCGAACCTATCGCGGCGCCTCCGAAAACGGAGGTGGTGGCATGATCTCGCTCCGCGACATTCATGAGGCTGCGGCCACACTTCCGCCGCGCGTTCTTCTCCACGGCCAGGAGGGCGTCGGCAAAACATCGCTGGCGTCGAGGTTTCCGCGCTGCGTCTTCCTGCAAACGGAAGACGGCACGCCGCCGGGATTGAAGATCTCAACGTTCGGATTGCTGCCGAGCTACGCCGATGTACGGGGCGCGATTACGGCACTTGGCAGCGAGCCGCATGATTTCCGGACCGTCGCGGTCGACAGCCTCGACAAACTGGAGGGCCAGATCTGGGCCGACGTGTGCGACGCCAACAAGTGGCCTTCGATCGAGGCGCCGGGCTATGGCCGCGGCTACGTCATCGCGGAACGCTGGTGGCGCGATTTTCTCGCAGGATTGGATTGGCTACGCCGACAGCGCGGTATGACAATTGTCTTGCTGGCGCACAGCAGCGTGGAAACGGTGAACGATCCGCGCACGCCGACCTACACGTCATATCAGCTTCGCCTGCACAAACGAGCGCGTGGCCTGATCGCCGACGAGATGGATCTCATCGCCTTCCTCGCTGCCGACATCAGCGTCGTGAGCGAGGATGCGGGTTTCAACAAAAAGCGCAATCGCGCAGACGGCGGCGCTGCACGCTGGCTGCACTTCGAGAGCCGTCCGGCCTTTCTCGCAAAGAGCCGTTTCGAACTTCCAGCGAAGATGCTCTGTCGCAAAGATTTCGACGTCAGCAGCGCGCTGGCGCCGATCTTCCCGCAGGTCGCACCGGGATGAAGACAGTAGTGCGATCAAAACATCATCACATAAGGACTTAAACGATGAGCGAACAATCGGCATTTTCCTTCGATCCTGAAACACAGGATGGCACCAGCTTCGATCTGATACCGTTCGGCGACTACGTTGCGCAGGTCGTCGAGGCCGACATTCGCCCGCCGAAATCCGGCGACGGCCACATGCTGGTGCTGACCTGGAAAGTCTGCGGAGGCGAGTATGAGGGCCGGCAGGTTTGGGAGACGCTGTGCTATCGGCACTCCAATCCTCAGACCCAGGATATCGCCCGCAAGAAGCTCAAGGACCTATGCGTTGCCTTCGGTATCACCGAGCAGGTTTCCGATCCGGAAAGCTTCCGGTTCAAGCCGGCGAAGGTGCGGATCGGTATCCAGTCCGACAAGTACGGCCAGTTTGACGATAAGAACTTTGTCAAGCGTGTATGGCCACTGCAGGACCCGGAGCCAACGGCGCAGACGCCGAAGCCGACGCTAACAACCACTCCGGCGGCGGCGCGGAAGATGGCGCCGACGACCAAGCCGGGTGCAGCATCCGTCCTCAAGCAACCGCCGTGGGAAAAGAAGGCGCCGTAGCATGTTCTCGCTGCGGCCATATCAGGTCGAAGCGCTGCGCGCCCTGAACGCCTTCTGGCGCGCCGGTGGGGGCCATCCGCTGATCGAGATGGCCACCGCCACCGGCAAGTCTCTGCTGATCGCTGAGTTGCTCACCGGTGTCGCCGCGCGCTACCCCGCGTTGCGCGCGGTCGTCCTGGTGCACGTGCGTGAACTGCTGGAACAAAACCTCGAACACCTGTTGGACGCCTGGCCCGATGCCCCATACGGCATCAATTCGGCCGGGCTTGGTCGCCGCGATTGGCAAGCGCCAATCGTGCTCGCCAACATCCAGAGCGTCTGGCGCAGCCCGCAGCGACTAGGACGGCGCGACCTCATCATTATCGACGAGGCGCACTTGGTACCGCACAGCGGCGACGGGATGTATCGCATCTTGATCGACGGCTTGCGTGAGCTCGAGCCCGCGCTACGGGTCTGTGGCTTCACCGCCACGCCTTACCGGCTCGACAGCGGCCGCCTGGATGAGGGCGCAGGCAAGATCTTCGACCGGGTGGTCTATGATTACCGCATCGCCGATGGGATCCGCGACGGCCATCTGGCGCCGCTGTCGTCGAAGGCGACCGCTGCCAGCATCGACGTGTCGACTGTTGCGGTGCGCGGCGGCGAATTTGCCGCACGCGCGCTCGAGGCGGCCGCCGACCACGTGGCGGTTGTCAGGGCTGCGGTTGACGAGATCATTGCGCGCGGCCAAGACCGCAAAGCTTGGCTGATTTTCTGCGCCGGCGTGCGCCATGCCCAGCATGTGTGTGATGCCTTGCGTGACCGCGGTATCGTGGCCGCAATGGTGACGG